TCTTGTAAAGGGTGGTAAAAACTAGTTCTTACCGAAATAGCGCTCTTTATAAAGAGATGCTACTTCTGTGAAAGTTGGAATTTTTGTGGGACATCCGTTTGAAAACAAAGCCTTAATGAGAGTATTCCTAGCAGAATTAAATTCTTCTTCTCCATGAAAATAAATTTCCATGAGAGAAGCTAGTGTATTCTCAATAGTGGCTGCAACTTTCTTGTTTCCACGGATCCAATTGGGCATCTCACGACACACCGATAAGTCTAAGGGAGGCATATAATATCCATTTTTATCTAGGACAAATTTTCTTTTTAAGTAAGAAATGTCATCTAGAGTTCTATGGGATATTAATTCTCCTGTCTTAGCTTCATCAGTGTAAGTGAGCCCCATCCCGGCGAGGGAGTCGGTAATAGTGATCTGATTATACCAATCAACAACACGGCCTGAAATGTTTAAAACATTGTCATCACCATATGTTTGCATTGATACATTCTCAGTAAAATCACAATATATTCCTTCTCCCTCCTTTTCCTTACAATCAAGGTACGCCATTCGCATAACAATCTGGTTAAAAATTGAATTGAAAATGACAGTTCCAGGATTTCCAGAAGGTTGTGAGTGGTCCCAATTAACCAACTCTCCGTTAACAAGAACTCGCGCATTGCAGATTTCCTCAAAGAGGACTCTGCGAATGAGCGCGTTCTGTTCACCATCATCATACCAACGATTAATCATTTCAAGAATTTCCCAAAGAATATCCTGACGGAGTGATCCATCAAAATTTGAGAAATCTCCTGCGATTACTTTGTTTCCGTATTTTCGAAGGTGGAGAGCGGTATTATGCCAATCCAAGCTATACACGTTTGTGCCAACCCCAATTTCATTTTTAATCTTATTTTCCATAATCCAAGCGAAATAACTTAGAAAATATTGTCTAAATACGATTGAAAAATGCATTGGGCAGGCTGCAAAAACACGTGTTTTTCCTTGGTCTACTTTGGCAATAGGGCGTCTTTCGTCTTTCAGGGTGGCTATCCACACTACGTTTCCTCTTTCATTTCTCAGAGCGGCTGCAATTAAATCATCACAATCAGCTCTGAGATCATCAGAGAATTCGTAGGTATCAAAACCTAACCAATGATGTTTTCCCGGATGCGGATTGTCTAAACAATACGGATATCCAGGAGACGTCGATCGGTTAATAGGTCCGAGTAGAGTGTCATTTCCGATTCCAGTTATGGCTTCCTCATGGGTTAGTACAATAGGCAATCTGTTTGAATTACCTGCAGCGACTTGAAGTGTTTGTTCAACGTCACTTACAGCAATTTTCAACAGTGTATTGTCTATAGGGGGTAACACATTCAATACTTTTTGTATACCTTTTCGCATAGGATCAACAGTTTCTCCGGAAGGGAGAGTTGTTGGTCGCAAATATGCAGGTTTACACAAAGGGTCTTGAAGTGCTCCACTTACTAGTGAGGGTCCTAACTTTGTTTTCGTCGGTACATTTGGCATTGCAAGTGCACCAAGGGACAAACAATTTCCAACAGTGGTCAAAGAGTTTGCGGGTAGTACATCTGCATATGCGGGAGAAGCTATCTCTGCTGCAAATGGTACTTTCCCACCAACAGTCATTCTTGTATCCTGTGCTTTCGCGCAGAATTTTGCAAGATTTCTGTCAACAAACTCTCTTGTAAGGGCTAGGGACATTCCGTTTCCTCTGTTTCCAGCAACATGAATACCTACGATCTTTCCACTAATGAGAGGGTTCTTCGCGTAAAGCAAAGCACCACAATCACCGGGTTGCGTATCCAAAGAGTACATTATTCCAATGTGAGCTCTATGGTATACTTGATCTTCTGTAGGGTAATGATCTTCTTGGTCTAGAATGTAAGCACTTTTTCCATGAAAAGTGTATACACTTGGAATGTTGTTCAACACTTTGATTCCACTAAGAACCACAGATCCTTCGTTAATATGGCACAGCTGGTTTGCTGAAACCAATTTCGAAAGGATACTGGGTCTAGCGATAGTGTTGGGGATTCCGATCAAGGCAAGATCTACAAATCTGTCATCAACATCAGTACATTGAATGTACGTACATTGATCCAAACAAACTTGTATACCATGTTCTTGGTTAAGGGGTATAACTCTAAAATTTCGGGATTCTGTTAGTTTGAGTGTGTGAATAAAGTGATGTGGTACTAATAGTACACGGCCGAGCAAAAAGTGCGCGTCCATTGAACCTTTAGCATCACATATTTCTACACGTACAGCGTTTTTAACAGTTACACTTTCCCATTGTTCGAGTTGTACACGATCATGAATCTGTGCACGTAAAGCCAATTTGTTATTGACGTTCACGTATACAGGGGCTGGTACTTCTTCCTCACGACGAATTCTCGTTGTGAGTTGTTCTGCATAGTTCTTCACTGGAGCAGCACGAGTCCAAGTTTCCTTGGATTCTGCAAAATTCCGTTGTGGTGCGTCTCGAGTATAAGTTTCCTTAGACTCTGCAAGCTTTGTGTAGAGGTTAGTTACATTGCGTGTTATTGCAATAGCATCTTCCTCTCTAGCTTTAGCACTCACTTTTTGGAAAGTCTCTATGTGACTATTGTGTAGTGGGTATCCAGGTGTTATGATCATATGTAATAATACATCCCTGTGATATCTTACAGATCCCATAGGAGCCTCGCTGTTGAATGAACAACAACGGCTACAATCACAAGTGGTTGTAGCAAGGTTCCGGGGAGCTGTAAGACTAAAACGACATTTCTGGAAGAACATTTCGTTTATGACAGTGGCGGTCAATCCCATAGCACTAAATGCTATGAAACCCCACCTGACGGCAGACAAAAACTCTGTAGACAATATAACACGAAACAACCAGTCAACTGGGGTTAGTATAAGACTAGCCCAT